AATGCAGGAAGCAGTGATTAACTAAACTTCCGCCACAGGGAAAATGAGTCAGTGCCGGAATCACAAAACTCATTATCCATCCACCAATGTGAATGCCTTTCCCTGTGGCGGATTTGGGTCCTTAGCTCAATTGGCAGAGCAGCAGACTTTTAATCTGCGGGTTATGGGTTCGAGTCCCATAGGACCTACTGAGTGACGGGTCAGAGGCCGACAATTCACACCAGTGATTAACAATGGCCCGTCACTCTTAAGGGAGACAAATAAACGGAAGCCGATCCATTAACTGAGTAACTAAGTTGAGTTTGTCATTTAGAGATGCGTTGCTCGCTTAGTGAAAAGGGGTGCGGCGAAGGTTCGAATCCTTCTGTCTCCCACTATTGTTTAGTGAGGGAGGGCAAAATGGAAAGTGGCCGCAATGGCTGAAGTTCAGAAGTTGCAAAACACAAGACGTGACCTCGGCGTGTTCTTTGACACTATGTTTGGGACACAGTCGGGGTATGTTTATGCACCTACTAAGCTTTATGCCGCTGACCCTAGATGGGACGTTCATTTCTTTCAATGGCCTAGAGAGAAAGAAAAGCTACTAGATCACGTAGAGGAAAAGACACCAACTCATGAGGTGTACTATGCTCCGATTCTTTTGCACGGCAAAGACGTGCCTAAAAGAGATAAGCCCGAGAACTTTGCAGGATCATATTGGGTATGGTGTGAATTCGATTATGGTATTCCAAAACCAGAAAAGCTAATTGAATATCGAGTGCCTCAACCACAGGTCCGCATCCGTACAAGCGAGCCAGGGCACGAACATTGGTACTGGCGTATAGGGACTTGGCAGGAGGACCCCGAGGCTCTCAGAGAGGTCACACAGCGCCTTGCGTACGCCTTCAACGCGGATACGTGCTTCGATTGGGGGCGCGTTCTTCGCGTTCCGTATACGATCCATCACGATACGAAAATGTCAGTCCAGCTTTTGTATGCAGGAGCTGGACGGAATTCGTATCAGGCTTTTGATAATGTACCACAAGTTGAAAGAAAGCAACTTGAAGATGTAGACCTAGGGCCTATTCCAGAAGTCAATAAGACACTCTGGCGGCATAGGCTAGATGAAACAACAATTGAAATACTTTCTCGTACAAAAGATGAGCTAGCTCCTAAAGACGGAAAGCCAGGTCGTCGCTCAACAACACTCCTAAGACTGGCGCATCAATGCGCAGAAATAGGAATGACTAATGAAGAAATCTATTCGATTCTTCAAAACAGAGATGATTACTGGGGCAAGTACAGCGAACTGCGCAATGTTCCTAAAGGAAAAACTCCTCCGCATAAAGGTAGGCAGCAAAAAGAACTAGTCAAAATCATCAACATAGTCCGTAAAAAGCATCCGTACACTTTGCCTGAAGATCTTACAATTGACTTTCCCGTCATGGGTTTTATGGACTTGCTCGCCACAGAGGAGCATATTGAATGGATCATTCCTGGCCTAATTCATAAAAACGGACTGTGGATGATTACGGGAGCTTCTCAATCCGGAAAGTCTCAGCTAGTTATATGGATGTTGATGCACATTGCTATAGGTAAGCCAATGCTAGGAGGTAAATGGTCAGCAGGAGCGCCACAGAAAGTCATATTCTTCTCAGGAGAAATGAACCGCATTGAAGTAAAAGAAATCGGAATGGAGATGGTTAAACATTTCACATCAGAGGAACAGCAACTAATCAACGAAAACTTCCGCATCATTCCACTAGGCTACGCAGTCCAGCTAGATAAGCGAAAGAATCAAGACATTGTAAATGCCATTATGGACAAGCACCAACCGACGGGCATTGTGTTCGACTCATTCGGTATGTCTATTGGTGACAACATGAATGACGCTGAGCCAATTAACAATATGTTCAACTATCTTAAAAAGGACTTGAATGTAGACCGCAACTGCCATGTAGGATTCATTCACCACAACGTCAAAGCACAGATAGGCAATAAGAAGCCGAACAAGATTTCTGACATTTACGGTTCGGCCTATATTGTCAACAATGTCCGAACGATTGTCGGCCTGTGGCGGACCGGTAACAATGCTTTTAGCGACATTGAAGTTGACTGTCTAAAGCTTACTCTTGCGCCAAATTTCAAAGGCTTCCGTATTAAGCGAACTGATCCACTTGGTTTTGAACTAGTAGGCGACGGAACCGAAGCTGAGATAACTGACGAAGAAATCGAAATGGCTACCAACTTCGATGTTGACGACAAGAAAGGTAAGGACGATCGTGGTTTTGAAATATGATTGGGATGAAACTATTGACAGGATGGACCCTAAGTACGTAACCCTCGACGTTGAGCATGACGCAAATATTGAGACTAGGATTCCTGGTAATGGAGCATCCCTAGGAGTTTCAATAGTTGGTCGAGAGATAGGTAGCAATGAATTTATAGGCCATTATTATCCTTTCCGACACTTCGATGTTAATGTTCCTTCAGCCACAGGAGAAAAGCTCAGAGACTTCATTAACAACAAAGTTCAAAATCTAATAATGTATAATGCCAAGAACGACCTTGTAACTGCGGCCGATCTTGGCATTTACTATAACGGCAACTTCTATGACCCAATGCTTATGGAGCACTGGCTTTATGGAAAGTATTTCAATATGTCACTAGACACTATTAGTAGACTGAGAGGAGGTAATCCTAAAGACATGCCGCCAGAGATGCGGATGATTATTGATGCTCCTGGCAAAAATAAAGGATGGGCCAACGTCCCTTACTTCATGATGAAGATGTACGGTGTGAATGACTCACTAATAACTCACGAACTATTTTTGAAGTTGCTGCCTCCATTTAGACGTCATGAGTCTCGTTGGCTTGAAATGCAGGAGTTCATTCGATACATCATAAGAATGGAACGCGCGGGTATTCGCTTGAACAAGAAGCTTTGTGAAGACCAGATGGAGTATGGCATTGACGTAATGGAACAGATTCAGTTTGAACTTGAGCTTAATCCGGCCAGTCCTACAGATATGTATGAGTTGTTTGTCAAAAAGCTAAAGCTTGGAGTTAAAAAGAAAACGCCAGGAGGTAAGCCTAGTTTTGACAAATCAGCACTAGCGGAATATGACATCGAACTAGCCAGTACTAATTCCCCTGTGGCAAAGATGGTAAAGGAATTTCGAGGTTGGCAGAAAACTATTAGCTCTAACTACAAACCTTACCTAGAATTGCTTGGCCCTGATGGCAGACTTAGACCTAAGTTCAATTTTCATATTACGCCAACCACTAGATTGTCTGCTGAAAAGCCAGCACTTCAGCAAATACCACGTCTTTCGCCACAGGAATGGAACGGCAATCTACGTAATGCATTTATTGCTGCTCCTGGTTTTACTCTGTGGGATGTTGACTATAGTCAGCTCGAACTAAGAATCCTGTCTCATTATGCTCAAGACCAACACTTGATGGCTATTCTTAATGACCCTCTAAGAAGTCTGTTTAAAGAAATGTCTGCTCGTCTTCGTTGGGATTACGATAAGACTAAGACATTCGTTTATAGTGTTTCGTACGGCGCGGAAGTCAATCGTATCCGTGAGATTTTTGGAGTAGATGCATTTACTGCACGATCCATGAAAGACCAATTCATGGTTCACACTTATCCAAAAATCGGCAAGTTGTTTAACGAATGCAAAGAGAAGTGGCGGGAGCGCGGCTATGTGATTTTGTGGACAGGGCACGAAGTAAAAAACCGTGTAGACGATAAGCCACATGCAGCCATGAATTATCTAGCTCAGGGTGGGGGAGCAGAGATAGTCAAAAAGAACATTATTCAACTCGGGCGCACTATTGATTGGCTTGATTGCCGTATGGTTTTGCAGGTTCACGACTCTGTAGTCTTTGAAATCCGCAATGGTACTGAAGGTTATTGGTTGCCTATTATCAAGGAAATCATGCAGCGCCAACCACACCCGAATTTTAAGGTTCGTTTCCCTGTGGCTATCAAAAAGTGGGGCACAAAAGATGAAATCACAGTGTGAATATGATCCAGCTTCGGCCACAGGGGGTATGTTTCATTGTCCTTCCTGTGACGAAATGGTAATAGCCGGAGTCCCTCATCCTGATTATGGAGTTATCGAAAATGAGTCAGCCGAGATCTAAGCATCCAGACCTAGGGAAATTTGCTGATTATGTATTCCAGGAAAAAGACATTGTCCAGTGGGCAACTACAAGAGGCTGGCTAACTAGGGGAGTGGTATTCGACCCCAATCCGGCACCCGGCAAAATAAAAGTTACGTTTGCTCCTGGCGAAACAATGGACGATCAAATAGGCCGAAGAAGACTAGTTATCAGAAAGGCGATGATTGTAAGTGTCAAGCGCAGCTCTAAATCTGTTCCCGATGAGAATCCTGGCAATTGATCCAGGTCTAAATACTGGATGGGCTGCCTTTAACGATAAAGGTTTCTACTTCGCCACAGGGATGATAAAAGAGCCTGGAGGTCTAAAAGGAGCAGACCTAAGTCATCACATAAATTTTTTCAGAACACTTAAGAACAAACCGCAAACAATTGTCTGTGAGCAATTTAGAATCAGGCCAGGAGGAGAAACAAATGGCCAGCGGATAATCGCATCAGAAGTGATTGGAGTTGTTAGGACATTTGCTGTTCTCAACAAAATTGAACTAGTAATGTCCGAGAGCAAAAACCTAGAACCAGGATGCACCTTTGCGGGGATTGACTACAAGTGGTTTGTAAGAACTTCGAAAACTAACCACATAAAAACGAATGTCCCGAGCGCTATTGCACACGGGACATTCTATGCGGTAGAGAATGGTATTAGAACCACTTCTCCTGTGGCAGGTTTTAAGCTGATAGATCCAAAGTCGTTAGCTTAATTCCTTCGAGATTGTCTCGTAGCATTATTTGACGGCGCTCTTTATCTGTGGTACCTCCCCAGACACCATCTTGATAGTATTTAAGAGCAAACGCCAGACATTGCTGACGGACAGGGCACAGCGTGTTGCAGATTCTCTTAGCACTAAGCTCAGGTATTTTTCCCTGTGTGAACCAGAGATCTGGATCATAGTTAGTGTCACGACACGTCCCCCGATTTGCCCACTCGTAATAACTGTGGTCCACAACGCGAGAAGGCTTGTCACTAACAAGTGACAAGCCTTTCCGGTTTTTGTGTGTCATAAAGATTCCCCCCTTTGCTGGAACCGATAAGACAGCCTAACAAGCGGGGGTTGGCCGGTCCATAACCGGTTTGACACAGTTCGGTAACAATGAGCTGTCAAGCTGGAGCATTAAGGAACATTAAGATGGATAGGTATTCCTAGCTTTAGCGCAATAGCTCCTAGCATTACAATGATAACTCCAGTAGACCACTTTATGTACTTGAACTCCGTTTTGCTGATTGCTTCGTTAAGACGGAAGGTAGCAACGTCAGTTTTTACACTTTCAAGTTTCGTTTCAAGTTTCTCGACTTTTTCTTCTAGCTTTTTGACAGACTCTCTAATAACCTTAAGGTCGTCTAGTGCTGTCATACTAGTTCTGGATTCCCGGTTTACGGGGGTCACGCTTAGCAACTTTCTTAGTTGGCGCAATAACTGGCGGCCTAGCATCTGGCAAATCAAGAGCAGGCGGCAATACCAATTTTGGTTGCTTCTTCGGAGCTTTAACACCATTGCTTGGCAACTTAGGCATTGGAGTTAGTGGATAATTCCCCTGTGGCCGAGATACGCTAGATGAGCTAGAACCAGATGGCAAAGTTTTAAGCGACGCGAGCGCTGCCTTTTTCTGTGCTTCCAAAATTCTCGCTTGCATGGCAACAGCTTTTGCATTTTCTTCTTCTGCCGCTCTTTTTGCAGCCGCTTCTTTGGTTCGATTAGTCGCATCTGTAGAAGCATTTCTGACTAGTGCAAAAATATTTTGAACTGCGTCACGCGTGTTATTTGCTAGGGTTCCATTGTCGGCACCAATGGAACCCGTATTCGCCACAGGGGAAAAACCAGAGGTAGGGGAGTAGCCAGAATTAGAGAGAATCTGCTCAATAGGATTTGAATCGTCAGCTCCAAACCCTGAAGCTTGGCTTAAAAATGGATACTGATTAGCAAGCTGAAGACGAATGTTATTGTTGCTTCCTCTGGGCATTAGCCGCTCGCCTCCTGTCCCTTTCCTGGAATTCAGATGTCTTAATGTACGGGCCAGTTCCTTGAATGCCAAGAGCACTAATCAAGTTGAGCAAAGCTTCAATATTGCCGAAGCCTTCTTCCTGGCCGCGTTTTGTAAGTCCGCCTAGTCCAACATTGGTAATGCGCTCTAGCATAGCGGCAATGGGAATGTTTTCCGCAGCATAACGTCCAGGCTCAATCGGTACGTCGTTAAGCGTGCGGCCCTGGATTAGTTCAAAAGGAATCTTAAAAGCAGGATGTGCTAGCTGGCCAATTCCTTTAAGCGGATCGCTAGGATTTCCCATTCCGCCAAACTGAGCAACAGCATCAATGAATGGATTAGATGGGTTAACAACAGTGTAGCCAGAAGGCTCACCAGTGTACCCCGGAGTGCTTCTAGAAAGACTAGCGATAAAGCCAGGAATGCCAGCCATTCCGTGAGCTGCAATTGGACCGATTCCCTTTTCCTTAATCCAGTCAGGGAAAAGCTGGTCATAAGGAAATGGGTCGTCTCTGCTAGGAGCATCAATTCCCATCATGCCTTGAAGAGCCTGAGCAAATTTGTCAGGTCCAACTATTCTACCTGGTCTAGTAACAGCACCCTCTACAAGAAGTGGAATTGCTTTTCTAGTCCAAGAATAGAACGGCATTAGTCGCCTGAGAACATTGCGCTCAAAGTCGGTCAGGTCAGAACCGTCAGGGTGCCATTTGCGAACTTCTTTTGCTGCGTCTCTAAAGAGCTTCGGCAGATCACTCTCAGAGGACTTTTCAATGTAGTTAATGAAGTGAGCTAGGCGAGTAAAGTGTTCGCGATTCTCGGCAAGACCACGAACCTTTTTGCCTGCCCATCCTTTAAGAGGTTTTCCTAGACGACCACTAAAAAGTGAGTCACCAAACAGATCCTCAATCACATTAACGTCAGGCAGAACGCCATTACTGTGAGCAGCGATGTAGATTTGCTCGGCAGTTAACTGCTTTCCGTAACGAGTCTGAGTAATGATATCGCCAGGCTTAGTCAGAGCTACAGAAAGGGCATTCTTCGAGACGAGCTGTTCCACACTTTCAAGGTCTTTGTAACGTTTCTTTTGTGAATAAAGGACTCTTCCAGCCTTAGTATAAGACCTAGGAGAATTAACACCGGCCATCCACGACAAGAACACATCACCAATAAGATTTCGGATATGATGAGAAGGTGCATAAATAGTCACACCTGACTTCCAAAATCGGGTGACCTTGTCGAAAAGTCTAACTAGTTCCGACTTAGGATCGTAAATCTGATCCCAGCTTTGAAGTGCTTTTTGAATCTGCGGAGCAATTTCACTAGGAAAATACAAACCATCTAGTCTACTAACGACAGCAGCCCGCTCACGAGCTTTAATCTCCTTTCCAGTTTTAGTTACCTTAGTAATTCCATCTGCATACTTCTGTGGCTGAACTACAGAAGTGCCTGCATCGAACTTGATAGGAGTGCTGAATTCAGCAGACCTGATATTTGATCCCCAACGAGCAGCTAGTTCATCCATAAATGCATATTTCGCCATAAGTTGTTCAACCGCAGATTCCATGTTATACATAAATTCAAGCGGCTTTTCAACATTAGCAAATTGCCAGGACTTAAGCCAATCGGTTCCCTTAGTTAGGTCAACTGTACTTCCTGTGGCGTTCTTAAATCTAGTCGCCTCGAATCTAAATGGCGACTTGACTATGTCGAGCTGCTTATTGATGTCTCTAAGCAGCATCCCGGAACGCATGGCAACAGTAGACGCCTTACTAGCTTCCTTTGTCAAACCAGTAGAGTCTAGTAGATTTTGAATAGCCTTCTCAAAAATACCTCCAAGCTCATTAACTCTGTCAGTAGAAGCTCCCATGGGCAACTTAGCCTGAGCTAGCTTAAAAGCCTCATCAATTTCCTCGGGACCGTACTGCTTGGCAATTGCATTCCAGACTCTAGCGCGTGCAGCAGTTTTAGCAAATGCTCCCTGAGTTTTAATGAGCACTTCAGGACGCAAATCTTTCTGTCCCCACCAAGTAGCCATGCGGGACATCATTCCTGCTACTGCTTTATTATCGCCAATAGCAGATGAAAGATTCGAGTACTTAAATCCTAGCTCATCTTCAATGCCTTTTGACTGCGCTTTAGCCACAGGGAACCAAGCTGATCGCTGGCCATTTTGCATATAGCTCTGGATGTAATTACGTTTAATGTAGGTTTGCTGTAGGGGAGTGGTTTTATTAAGCGTGAAGACAGAATCAATTGCAGACCGGGCGGCTTTCACTGCTGACTGACTAGCGCCTGCCGCGTTAAGCGAAATCTCAGCTTCTTTTGCTACCTGCTTAAGAAACTCGTTGTACTTCGGATTGCTAAGCGACTGCTCGGCCTGAGGAACAATGTTTGAAGCCTGATCAATTACATGAGAAACTTTAGGAGCCTCAGTAATTGCATTCTTAGCACGAAGTTCTTCAATCGCCTGCACTACAAGAGGATCAGTCAGCTTTGAAGAATCTTTGTTTTTGAAAGCCGTAATGACCTGAGTCAAATGGCTTTTCATCACCTGTGGCAGATCTTCAGCAGAACTAGCAATTTGTAGCAAAACATCTGTCGGCCGAATTTGTGAGCCATCCCAGAATGTAGGATGAAAGCCTCGCTCAATTAGCCTATCTTCTGCTGCGCGCAACATCTGGAAAGTGTTGAATTTGCCAGGTGCTTTTTTGCCAACCATGCGCACGAAGTTGTTAATACGCGTAGCCAGGTTAGCCATTTGCGCTGGGTTAGCAGGAGACGGAGCTTTAAGAGGATCCTTTGGGAATTTGTTCGGCTGGCTAACTACACTGTCAATATACTTGTCTGTGATTTCTAGAGCGCGCTGTTGTTCTGATGCACGCACAGGGCCAAATGACTGTAGAATTTGTTCGCGCGTAGTATTAGTTACCTGCTGCTCGGCAATAGTCGCAGGGTCGCCCTTTTGAATTTTATTAACAATGTCGGAAGCGCTCACCTGTGGCAGATTTGAAAGAACACTTTCCTCAGGCTTAATAGCTCCTTCAGCCACAGGGGGTTTTCCTAGCGGCTCAGGGCCGATTACGCCTTCACTAACTTGTTTGAATTTCTCTGTGCCTGCTTTGGGAAAATTCTCCATCAACCAAAGATTAAGCTGTTTCATTCGTGCATCTTTGGAAAGATCAGGAGCATTCTGGGCAAGCATATCAAGAGCTTCCGTCTTAAATCGACGGCGTGCCATATTCTTGGTAGTGAAGTCAATTTTGCCTAGTTGCTGCTCATATTCAGGCGATGTCTTAATGAACGGAACATCAACATCAGTTACTTTCTGTGGCAGATTTAGCGGGTTGCCTCCAAGAGGATTAAGCTCAGGCGCAGGAGAAGATGCAAGAGGAAGTTGTTCTGACTTATAGTAGAGATTAGGCGTTAATGGTTTTGCTCCTTCGCCACTCATTGGTGACAAGTCTTTTGGCAGTCTATTAATAAGGAGATTTTGAGGCTGACTCGGGACCGCCGCTAGCTTCTCCGCTCGGGAAGTCAGACCAAGCGCCCTCGCCCCCTTCTGGAGAGCCCCAGGACCTATCAGAGACAGAGGATCCAGCGCTACGTCCAAGAGGAACCCTCCGCCGTACTTGGCGACAGGGTTGACTACAGAGCCTTGGGAGATCTCAGGTTGGCGATTTGCAGCAGTCTCAATTACGTCAGCAAAAGTGGTTTTATCTTTTCCGCTAAAGCCTTGCCACAGGGAATTAAGTAGATTAGGTTGCTCAGTTTGAGTACCCTTAGGTGCTAGCGCATCATTAAACATATTTGCTACAGCATAATTTGGCCGTGACAGAATGTCAAAAATACGCGAAATAACCGACGGGCCAGAACTATCTCTGTCTGCTGCAACTAGTTTACTAGTTGCTATCTTGTTCCAATCAACATTAGAATTGCTCAAAATAAACTGAGCAACGTTAAGATTCTGACTAGTAGGGGATTGGTTAGTGGTCAGTGCGCGCTGAGTACGTGAAGCATCGAGAGCTTTTATTACCTTATTAACGTCGAAGTTATTTCCCATACTTATCTACCCAACTGACCAAAGTATGCGAATACTGCGTTATAAAGAGCCGAAGTCTCCTGTGGCGACAAGCCCATTTGCTGAGCCATTTGCACGGCGTACTGAGCTGCCTGTGGCGGACTAAGCTTAATGCTTTCGCCACCCTTGCTCATTACGTTGTTCTCAAGAAATGGCTGAGTAGCTAGAAGTTGCTGGAAAACTCCGAGCATTTTCTGCGGATCAGGCAAATTAGCGAATTGCTGAGTAGCTCCAAGCAAACCAGAAGTCGGAACTCTTTGAGATGCAGCTTTTTGATTAGACGGATTATTGGGATCCATTGCCCAACGTTGCTGACTAATGTCCATGCCAAACTTGCCAGCATTGAGCAGATTCTGAAATTGCTGCTGCTGAGCTTCAGCCAATCTTTGCTGCTGTTGTTGCTGTATTTGAAGAATGAGCGAATTAAGAGCAGTTCCGCTCTGTCCTCGTAGCTGCGTTATTTGAGAAGAACTATTGTCAAGATTACTATTAAGCTCATTAAGCAAATCTTCAATAGTTTCCGCGCCGTGGTATCCTGCGTTAGCTGCCATTTTAGAAAAATAGTCCTGAGCTGATGCTTCGCCGCCTGCAAGATAACGGTCGAAAGCATCGGCTTCAGCATTGTTAAGAGTTTGCTGATACTGAAGATCCTGTTGCTGTTGAGGAAAATTAACCTGAGCAACGTCGCCAATACCGAGCTTATTAAATTCATTGGTCTGGTAATCTAGTGAGTTTTGGTAATTCTGCTGCATTTCTGCATCAGTGTTCGTACGCAATGAATCATTATAAGCCTGCGCATCATTGTAAGCATTAGTAGAATTGCCACGCTCAGATCTGTACTGATTAGCCAGGTCAGAATAAAGATCCTGCACTTCAGCTTTGTTTGAAGCATAGCGCTGCTTACGCTCAGCCATGTCTTGCTTAAGTGCTTTAATCTGAGGATCGAACTGCATTTTGATTTGATCCTCGGCCAGTTTACGAATCTGCTTGTCACTAAGAACAGTTGGGGACTGGCTTAGTGAAGTCAATAGTTGCTTGTAAATCTCATTGAGATCGCCAAGCGGATCAATAGTCGGAAGCTGAGAACCAGCCACAGGGGGAGAAACAATGTCATGAGTTCCTCCCGCTATTTTCATTCTGTCAGACGCATCAATGCCACTGCCAGGACTATTGCTCGCCACAGGGGGTTTGTAGCCTAGTGCTTGTCGCTGGGCAATTTCGTTAAGAGAATAGCCAGGGTCACCCGGATGCGGCATTGGCATCGGGCCAGTTTTCTTTTTCCCTTGAAGTTGCTTATCAACCCAGTTCGTAGCCATTATCACTTCTTAAGTCTAGCTAGTTTGCGCTGAATTGCATCTTGAATGGCTTGCTGCTTTTGAAGTCTCCATTGCTCAAGATACTGTTGATAGCCCATACTGACATCTTGCAATGAACGATTCTTAGCGCGGGCCAAATCAGAAAGCGCAGTTTGGTAGTCATCTTCGTACTGACCGACCCTAGTCCCATAAGGACCAGACTTAACAATACCGCGCGCAGCAAAGTCGTTCTCAATTGAATCTAGGTCACGAGTGCGTTGCTTAGCTAGCTTTTGAGTGCTGATTCCATAGTCTTCATTGGTTCGTGAATTTTGAAGCGCCATATTCTGCTTATACAAGTCAGAATCGCGCAGCAACCCATTAAGAGTATCCCAATAAGTAGAGTCAGCAAAACTGTTGGGATCGTTCTTATTCGGCTTCGTTGTCAGCGTCCCTGACAATTGACCTTTAGACGACTTCTTATTGGTGATTGTAGTTTTGCCGGACTTACCTTTAGGTGCCGGGGGAGCAGGAGGCTTAACCGGCTTTTTAGCGGTAGCCATTAGCGAGCACCTCGCATCTTAGCGAGCCTGCTTTGAATAGCTCCAGTAGAAACAGTTCCGGGATTAACTCTAGGTGCACTGCTAGTGTACTGATTTAGCAGACCGCTAGTATCGCCATAACTCCCTGTGGCCGTCGCTGGCATTGATGGCGGAGCATAAGTGCCCTGACTAATATTGCCGTTAGATCCGCCAGTATCGCCGGAAATTTGACCAGCTCCATTTCCACTATAAGCCTGTGGCGGAAGTTGACTTTGTTTTGCAGCATCTTTTTTGTAAGCTTCAAGATTAGGATAATTGTAGCTGACAGTAAAACGTCCATCAGCTCCATAAGGCTCAGCATTCTTAAGATGCTCGCCATTATTCTGTGCCCAGTATCTAACAACATCTAGCGGGTGATTTGCTCCAGCATTGAGCTGGTGTTCCATAACAGACCCACCGAGATTGTGCCAGTTATCGTCGTCAGGAATACCAACAGGAGTAAATCCCTGTCCATAAGACACAGGAGGGATCCAATTAGGCCCGGAACTAGTGGGAGGAGCACTAATAGTAGGCATAGCATTAAGCTCACCACTATCGTCAGCCACAGGGAGAGGTGAATTGCCGTCTAGCACTTGGTCGGGAATTGCAGCTCCTGTGGCGTAAGAAGCTAGCATCTGATCAATAATTGAATTGCTAGGCTGCATTGCAGCTCCAGGCATTACACCATTAAGGCGATTCATAATGGCCTGGTTACTGACTCTTAGCTGCGGTGCCATTAGTTATTTACCTCCCAAATAAGAGCTAGACATATAATTACCGCTCTGCATTGCCTTAAGTCGCTGCAAAATAGCAGACATTCGAGCCTTCCTAGACAGATCCCGCTCTCTGTAGCCCAGAGGATCTACAGGACCAATAGTAGGAAATGAACGTCCTGATCCGTAAGCTTTAGCTCCGGCCGCATAAGGATTAAATCCATCTCTGTCAATGTAACTCATTAACTCACGCTCTTTGAAGTAAATTGCTTGGACGCTGCAAAAGCTGTCATTGAATACAGTTTGCAAGGTCCGTCTGTCGTAGAACCTCCTGTAGTCATCTGCACTTTGAATTTGATCTGACGAAACCTAAGACCTGTCTTAGCCTTAATGAACCGTCTAAGGGTGCCTGTGGCTCCTGCTACGGTGGTCGTGACGTCTGGATTCACTGTAAGGGGTGAAGCCCAAGAACCCAAGCTATCCCATGTACTAAGCGCCAAATCTCCCCACGCAACAGTAACACCAAAAGTTATTGGGCTAGCTGTGCATACTACTGAATTAGTAGTGAGTACATCTGCGCCCCAATAACTGAGTCGCTTATAAACGTAACTCACTCCAAAGTCGTAGTTTTTACTTGTAGCATAACTAGTAATTGTAACGTTGGCCGCTGATGAATTCTTCTCTAGTGTAGTGGCGTCTGCAAATTCCTTAATGCTGACAATATGAGTCGGACTAGTAAGACTTATGCCAGCGCGATATACACGAAATGGTAGAGAAGACAAAACATTAGGGTGCTCAACAAAAGGACCAAGATTGTTGAGCGATGAATCGGCCGATGTCCATTGTGACCAGGTTCTAGTTTTGATCCCATAAACCCACACATTTTCAAAGTGTCGTATAAGTAGCCTGTCTCCAATCAGACTCATACACATATCTTCTGTGAATGTTCCTGGCGTCAAACTAGCGGCCGTAAAGAACACTTTGAGAGAGATGTCATTCCAGTTGTAATTAACGATCTCGTATGCGCGTCCCTCGTGAAGAACATAAATAGTTCGCTCATAAGGTACCATGCAATAATGGCGAGATACTCCGATTGTGTTGTTGATTTTAATCAACGTAGCATCTGCTGGCGCAGTAGAATAGCTCAATGCATACGTTGAGTCATCCTTGAAAAGAATCAAGTTGTTGTTGTAAATGACCAGGTCTATTAGCTTTTGCCCGTCACCAGGACTGACGTCAAAGAAATCACTACCAGTAGTCCAAGAAGTAGGATCTCCAATAGCAGAATAAAGTAGACGGGACGTATTAGTCGTCGCAAAATATCCTGGTGCAAGATACATGCGCTCTTTATAAATGATTGCTGATCCTGCTTTAGGTATGGCAGAGACAGCAGTGTACGTAGTACCGTCCCACTTACCTCCGTTAGCACTAGAGCCAGGCGAAGGAATAATCCACAAAAAGCCAGCGTATTGAATAGCCACAAGTGGGTTTGGAGCTGTGGCAGTGATTGTGACAAACGAACTGTCACTCAGTTTTTGCGCCCAAACGCCTGCAGCATTAGCAAAAATGACGTAAGACTCATTACCGAAGATACAATTACCAATAGCCCGAACATGGGATGCACCAGGCCCAGCACTAGCAACAAAAGGAGGACGAGCCACAAGGGTGCCATTAAGATCGAGCTCAAAATTAACGCACTCTTGAAGTTCATCATCAGCAATAGCAGACGGGTCTGAGACATTATTGAGACCTCCTGCAAATGGTCCCATAACAATGGCGTCAGCAGGCATTACATATCCTCCGGCAGTACAGTAATGCGACCATAAGTGCCTGAAGGACTCCTGTTTTCACGCCCCTTATTAAAATGAATGTCAGTCAATACCTGATCACTTTTAACTTTTGCCGCATCCCATGATGCATCATCAAGTTCGTAAGCCTGCTGCAAGCAATAATTCACTACAGCACTATGATAAGTGATAGGCAAATCAAGAACATCAGCGTCAACAGCAACGTCAGTTGGAAGTCTACTGTAGTAGATTTTCAAACCAGCAGTAAGACTAGCCACAGGAATAGGCCACAGCTTGATTAATGCGCCGTAAATGTGGTAGTAACCTGCATAACCGCTATTAACGCCTGAGCCACCTTCCCAATCACCAATCTTTTGGTCAAATTCCTGTGGCGAAAGACCAATTAGTGGAAAGTAAGGTGTCGAAGTTGTTAGACGTGTACTAATTGAACGCAGAATTAGCAAATCACTCGGTACACTGTATTCCTGTTGGCTAGCTACTAAGTCCGCTGTGGCAGATTTTTGTAGTAGTCCTTCACTTTGCATAACAATAAACCGTTGAGCATCATTAGCCCACCGAGTAATATCGCTATCATTAATTTGGACTTGAGATTCATCACCAAATTGGCGTTTAACTCTGGTCCTTACATCACCAAGATTCATTTAAGAACCTTCTTAATGATTGCCGACCATGTATTAGGACCAATATCGCCATCATCGTCAAGATTTAGCGCACGCTGCATTGATTTTACAACAGCTTTTGCGTTAGGGCCAAGATCGTTTAGCAACGGAAGTTCTTGCAACGCCGACCAATATTGGTCGGCGTCAGCCACAGGGAGAAGCTTAGAAAACTCACCGTGAGCGATTTTATTTCTAACAATGTCTCCAGGGCAATCTGTGGCAAAGAACATTGAGTGAAAAGAGACAGCTTCGGCGATTTTCTTAGTACGAACTAGTTTAGTTCTAAACTCATTAAAGGCGGCGATTTGCTTTTCAGTTGGCGATTCTTTTTTACCTAGCATTAGTGTAACGCTAAGCCAGTCCCTATTTCCGCCAGGTTGAGCGGCCTGCTCTCTGCCGAATCCACGTCCTTCAAAAAGAACGCCGTGAGGGCAAATTCCGTAAGAGTAGCCTATATCTTTCCAGCCATTGGTTTTGATGTGAAAGTCTCTACACCATTTCCAGTAATCTAGACAGGCTGGGTGCTCTTTGGCCGTCAGATTTCGCGAGCCGCCATCGTAGTGAATCACAATGCCCTTATTAGTTGGAGCATTGGGGATGTTCTTTGTATCAGGCCAACCCAAAACTGATCTGAGAACAGTTACGTACATCAACGCATCCTAAACCTGTGGCTATCGAATTTCACTAGTTCATTAGTTTTTGGGTGACGAATAGTAGTGTAATTGCCACCACGTACGAGCAGGAAATGAGCAAGATCAGCAGCTTCTGCCATTTCGTCAAGCTGCTTTTTCCTCTCGAATAGCCGCTGTGCTGTAATGCGAGCGTCCAATTGTGCTTGAACATTAGTCTTCCAATTGTCGCCAGCAATGATTTTTGCAAAGACCTCCTGTGGCGAATCAGTTTCTCTACAGTACATGACAATGTAAGGTGCCATACTCGAAGTTGCAGGCGGGCGATGTATAATGCGGTAAGGATACTTCTCATCCGTCATCCGCTTATCCGTAGGGATCCAGTGAAGTTCTAGGCCAGGGTCAAAACCCTGAAGCAATTCATTAAGATGTGACCAATTTTCACTTACAAAATGGCCAGTTTCTGTCAATAGAGCACTGTTTCGCAGATCCATTAAGACCCCTGCTTTGTAGCAATAATCTGTGCCAAGTAAACTGACCCTGCAGAACCACCCGCTGTGGTTGTAGTAATAGCCAAATCCTGAGAGCCAGTTAGAGTTCTTTTAAATTGAAAAGTTCGCCTGTCGTTAGCCCCAGAAACCATTAGCTTAGAAACGGCAGTGCCTCCAGAATTGAGCGGGGGAGAACCTGCGTTAGTACCACCTACAACAAGTTGCATATTAAAATCGGTTGTTCCTTCAGGAGTAGCACCAAAACCAGCAATGACATCAATATTATAAAGCCCTGCCGGAAGGCTTGCGGCGGCAATACTAACAATAACTGCAGCTGCCGCGCTAGGAACAACTAGAACGTTTACAGCTCCAACACTGTTGCCGTAAGTGGCAGCTCCGCCAATAGTGGTTAGTCCTGCGCCAGCAGTGTACTCAGCGGTGCCGTCAAGATACGCAGCAGGCATAACCTGTGCGAAAAATGCGTAAGCCAATTCATCGATAGCTCTTTTAGTTCCCAATTTAACTCCTAGATTATGGCAAAGCCTCCGGTACATAACCGGGAGTGGGAGCGGTTATTGGTACCGGAGGCTTTGCGTTTACCGGAAAAGCTTAGCTCGCTTCGTTGATGTTAGTCATCTTGCCGTGCGAGTTACGGCGCTTAGTTCCGATCTGCCAATAACGGAACATCGTCGCCATGTAGGCATCTACGAATCCAGCATTACCGCCACCAGACGGGACATTATAAACGCGAGTCCAGTTAGAGCCGTCTCGGTTCATCCACGACCACTGCCCAGTGTGGTAAATCTTCAGCTGCTTCTCGTTCATAAACCAGATAGTGCCTGACGGACAATCAAAGTCAGTCACTAGGGGAATGTCGCCCCAGTCAGTGGTAAATGCGAGCCCGTTGAACCCACCCTCAAACTGCTGAGTGTTGTTATAACGACGCTGCTGCGTAAGAAGCTGGAAGTAAGCACGACGAACACCGAGAGTCGTGAACATAACAGTCGTGCGACCGCCATTTTTACGAACTCGGTCAATCATGCTAATCATAGAGCCTTCAGAAATGTTACGCGCAGATACTGGCGCATCCATTTCTGACTTCCACACTGGCTGAGTAGCAGGGTCGATTCCATAAAGCGAACCCGTGTTATTGACGATTTTACCGAATCCGAGAATTTCCTTATTAAGGTTGTCATCTCGAACAAGATAGTCGCCAGATGCAGTAGAACCACCAGCCGCAGGAGTGAACGTAATCGTCGTGTTTCCACCAGACGAAGAAATGTTCGTGATTTCTTTTGCGTTACCAGTAGTTTTAAGCGCATCGCTAGAGTCGTACAAGTCACAAACCATACCGACTTCCATATAAATGGCATCGGCATCAGTAGTGACTAGTGTTGTAGTAGAACCGGAAGCGGTAGCAGTACAAAGAGTACCCTTGCCGGTTCCATAAGTCTGACGGTTAGTATCTTTACGAAGACCTTCTTTAAGTCCGTCGAGTTCTTCCTGAAGTGCAGAAGCAAAAGCCTGGAAGTTACGCTCAGCCAGTTCAAAAACCTGACCATTAAGCTTAACAGTACCGTACTGATAGCTCAGGTTAAGCTGAGCAGATGCGTAACCCTGAGAAAGTCCGTCCGGCAGAACTTCGCCTTCATTACGAGCACCAATACCGTGATTACGCTTAACACGGATAGGGAATCGCACATACTTACCGCCGACATCTTCAGTTACGCCTTCAGATGTCGATTCAATTCGCTTAATGGTAATAGCTTCACTCTGAAGCTGGTCATTAAGCTGACCCTCGTAAACTTCTTTAAGAATGTTGTCAACAGTGGTCATAGTGACTGAGCTAGCCACAATAACTCCCAACTAATGCTTTAAGGGGCTACCCCTTAGCAGACTGAGCTGCCTTAAGCATATCCACAATCAGATCTTTAGTCTGACGAGAATTAAGCTTGCGGGGATCAATTGCATTGCTGGGCGCAGAACCGCCAGGACTAATCAAACGCGGGGCCACAGGGGAATTTCTTCGTGACACTTCTTGCTGAATAGCATTCTGATATGCTTGAAAAGCACTATCAATGTTGCCATCCATCTGTGCAGCCAACTGAAGAACTATGCCCTCATCGAAATCACCATGCTGTTCGTGAAGACTAGCCAAATACTTATCTAGCTTAATGCCTTCATTATAAGCAAGTTGCTGCTCACGTTCCTTAGCCATGATCTGCGCCATGGTGTTAAGCATTTGGTCCTGACGCTGCAATTGTGCAACTACATTAGGCGGAAGTTGCGCATAAGCAGTTTCGTCAGGGATTTCTTCAGCTACACCCTGGTCATCTACGGGCTCACCTAGATTAAACGCCTGCTGGATGGCGCCAATCACTCCTTGCGGGTTTTCATAAATGGCCCGAAGAAGTCCGTAACCCTGTTGCACTTCCTCAAAAGGAACTTGATTCTGCACAAAGGGTTCGTACGGCTTGTAAGCCTCGTACTGAGAGTGCACTTTCTGAAGCTGAGTATTAAACCCAGTATCCCAGTTTTTGAAGTGCGGGATCACTTTTTCATGATACTCTCTAGGAATGTCATTAAGAGCATCATTCCACGCCGGATTAATACCACCACTAGGATTAGCATCCTGCTGTGGCTGAATTTCCGGTGCACCTTCTGTCATTTGCGCCGTACCCCTTAAGGCCCTAGCCGCTAATCGCCCGTACCTTTCGGCCCTAGGCGGTTCTTGATTAAAATACTAACTCAGGCTGTCAAGCTGCCTTAGAATGTAGCAGAATCATCAGCCTTGCGAAGAGCAAAAAGCTTATCGTTAACAGTCATTTTCGAAAGCTGAGTACTATCGTAGCTCCCACCAAATGGCTTAGTAGTAAGAGCAATATAATCTCCGGCAACCACGTTTCCTGCAGCAGCAGTCGTAAATGTAATACGCGTGAGGCCAACACTTGGCGTGTCAGCATCTACGGCAGTAACAGTTTTGCCTGAGCCAGATGACTTAACCGCATTAGAACTGTCTCGAATTTCAATAAGAGAACCGTTGGGAACTCTAAATGCTTCGTTGCTGTTAATAACCGCAGTAGTCGTGCTCCCTGTGGCTACAGCAGTTGCTAGCTTCCCAAGATTAATAGCAGCAAGACGAGCGTCAATATTAGAAATGCTATCATAATCGACGTCATTAGTTAGGGGACTAGCTGTGGAAGTAGTCGCCGAGCGATTGCGGTTTGTAAATTCTTTATTTGGCGGTGAAATTTGATTAGGCTGGGGCATTTGGATTCATTCCTTCCGAGGGCGGGGGAGTGGCTGACTGAGAATCCGCCACAGGGGGTTGCTGCATTCCTCCGGCCATTTGCATTTGTTGGAATGCCTGAATTGCCATTGCTTGCTGGTGAGCATTGACATGAGATTCAAATAGAGCTTTTGCCTCTGGAGTAAGCATATCAAAAGCTTGTGACTTTCGATAGCGATTGTGAATCTCAACGTGCATTTGATGATTGTCCCACGTATTGACAGGAACAACTAGAGGAGGAGGAATAGGCATTCCTGTATTTTTGTCTATCTGTGGCGGTTGCATAGCAACTTGCTGGCTGTACTGCATCATTATGTCAGGAGTAACAGCAGCCATTTTCAGATTTTCACGCTGGGATTGACGCACATCTTGCTGTACTGACTCATAAATCTTCTGAAGTCCGCCAATTTCCATAACTTCCAGACCCTTAGCAGGATCAATGAATCCCATTTTCATAAGATCCATAATGAATGCCTGCTTAGCAGCACGAGAAGTTGGAAGTGCTGAGCCTCCTTCAATACGAATATCAGTGTTACCAGCAAGGTCTGAGCCTTTAAAGCTCATTGCATCAAAGTTAGCGTCATTGCCGACAATTTTAACTGTGCGTTCAACATTCCAATACTGCTGAACATAAGACAGTGTCAGAAATGCAATCTTTTCGTAAGCTGATTCAATGGAACTAAATGTTGAAGCTAGCTTAGTGTCGTCCTGTTCCTGCAAATAACTGATAGCAGTTGCAGCTGTAACACCTGTAGGGTTTTGACCGCGCGAAATCTCATGCTGACCTGAAATGTCATTCATGTCAGCATTAATGCGCTCTAGTTCCTCAGTGACGTAAGATGGAAGCGGCTCCATTTTTAGCGCCACAGGGGGGTTAAAACCCTGCTCGTACTCAACAACCTGGCCAGGCTCAGAAGTAATTTGCTGTGGAACAACAGAACCGCGCTCAGCCAAAAGCTTAGGCTTAGCCATTCGGTTTTTAGCTTCAATGATTTGGCCGCGTGTGCGATTAAGTTCTTTCTGTAGAGGAATCAGATCGACGATAGTGCTATCACTATAGAACTTACCGCTTTCAATATGATCAAGCTTAACAAAAGGATAATTCCTGTGTATATAAGGCCAAGTGTCGAAACTTTGAACAACATTATCACCAATAACAGTAAACATAGCGCCTTCGGGAAAATCAGGATCATGTCCCGGTTTAACCCAGCATTCAAGGATTAGAACTTGTTCATGACCTTTAACCCCTGTGGCGCCAACCAAATTGAGCCAAGTATCTTCCAGAATTTCTTCTGCTCCGGCTACATTGTTATAATCAACGCCCGGATAATTGACTTTAACCCAATTCTTAGATCTCAGCTGTGCGTGAATGACAAACGGCTGATTCTCTAGTTCCTGCTCACGAAAATCAGGCACAAAAATATGAAACGGCGTTTCTGGTGAGAAGCAGAATTTGCCCTGCTGTGGCGGATTTGTAGTGTAGTCGACCTGGTCCGCGTCCCAATAGGCTTTAATAAAGCCATTACCGCAAGTCTGATTCCACCACACTGCGCGCTTAAAAACAGTATGCAACTTGTACTGTCGGTAAATGCTATCCCAAATTTGCTCGCCTGCTTGGGCAGCGAACAAATCTTTATCTTCAGAACTAGCAGGCACTACATAAGCACTAGGCTTCTGTGATGTCAGTTTAGAAATCTCAGTACGGATAATTGGTCGAATTTTGTTGATTACTGGTCGGGAAACATAGTAAGGAGCAGGAGGGACGATAAGACCTCCTGTAGTTCCAATAATTTGGCCAGAGTTCTGTCTATAAACAACATACTGACGACCAAAGTAAAAGCAAAGATTAAGGTACCAATTACGTTCGATATTTGCACGAGCCATTTTGATGCTCGATTGCATATCGTGTGCCCAAACCGTGTACTTTTTGATTTGGTCGCGAGATGCTTTGGACTTACCACTAAACATCTCCATCTGTGGCAGAGAAGTTAGCGAATCCATAAGGCTCATGACGGACCACCATTGTTAATCACTTCTGTGATAATACCCATGTCCGCAGCAAATTTCAGAGTTTCATCATCATAAATGGCATCACCAATGCCAGGCTGCATTGCCATCATTCGTGACAACTCTGATTCGTCACTCATTGAAACATAAGCAACGTCAGAGTTCGAAACCGAACCCGCCGAGGTTTTCGCTGTCACGTCCGACATAACTCGGTACGTTCTCGTATCCTCGCTCATCAGACGATCCATCAAATTCTGAATCGTCTGATTCCGTTCGCTTATTGTCCTTTCCATGAAATAGATCTGGTTCTGGTGAGATTCCTTCATCAGAACTATCTGACTTCTGCTCATTCGCCACAAGAGAATCATCACTGTAGCCGCCGCGCAGAAAATCAGTAGCAACAAGAGCAGTTCGTAGACTAACATTATCAGCCTCTAGAATTTGAATGCGACGAATAAGCTCGTCATTCATTGTGTTAACTGACTGCCACTGGTCTGGGCTAATGTAACCGAGCTTATTGCAACATTCAGTAAGGCAGACCGAGCAGAAGTAAATAGCACCGTAGAAATCAATGTCCATGCCGAAATCTACGAAGTCCCTACCGTCTCCACCCCATGCACCACAAACAACGCATTTTGACGGAAGTGCGGAAGGGGTTTTAGAGACGTTAAATCTTCCGCCCGGCTGCATGTTAATCACTCGGAACGGCTCCTCTGCCATTCGGCGGGATCAGGGATAAGAATGTTAAGTCCGACAGTTAGTGCGTCCACCAGAGTGTTTTTAACAAAATCACTCTGAATAACTGCACGATCCACTACTAGCTGAGCAACATCGCGTGCAGTTGCAGTGTTAAGATTGATTTCTTCCTGTGGCGTGCCTTGCCGTTCCTGTAGCCTAACCGCGTCGGCTTCATCCATTCGCATACGCTTAGATGAACCAATATCGCGGATAATGGCATTGAGGTTAAACCCAGGCTTCATCTCCTGAAGATTACTTTTAGGGTCTGGAACTAGCTGAACATCATATCCATCAATGAGCTTGTCTTCGAGAAATTCAAAAACTCGCTCCATAAGTGCAGCTTTAGTTTCATCATCTGCTAGTTTATCGAGCCAGTCAAAAGCTCGCTTAAGATGGGCCATAATTCCATCAGCAGGTTCAACTTTTTCAGCCATTACCAAATCCCTCCAAGATGCTCGTCGATAATCCCAGACCACTCAGTTCTAATAAGAGGCGTGTCCAGGAAATTGCCTGCCTCTTCACGTCCTATGCGATTATCGTAAGGTGCCTTAATACCTGTGTCAAGCCGACCAAAACGAATTGAAGTTGGCGTAGTTGGTTTGATAAGCGATTCAACGTGAGCCATAACCATTCGCTTTTGCTCAGCAGTCAAATCATCTATCCTTTTGGGGATAGGATAATTGATTAGTGTATACCGCCATGAATCCATGGCGTGGTCATCTTTCTTATGTGGCTCGTCGTAATTGCCGTGCATCTCTTGGAGCTTGCGATTATTGCGCGTCTTCCATCTGTAGCGTTTCATCTCCCAGATAAATTTACGGCAATTACGAGTTACGAACCATTTGCCTGATCTGATGTAATTGTTGCCTTGGTCGATTCCGGCTTTAACATCATTATTGGATGTTTGAATGGCAATTCCGTTATCAAGATAGAGTCGATGAACGGATTTTCCTGTCTCTGCCGTTCTCTGCTTAATTGCAGGATCACCCACTGTTCTTTCAGGCTTTTTAAAGCCCTGCTGACTATCGATTTCGTGTAGACGTTTAGCGTGCTCTGCCACAGTCCAGTGTGATTGATAGTGCTCGTAGAAAGTGAAGATAGTACCGTCTGGTGCGACTGCATGATAAAGCCACGCAGTCGGGTTATTGTATCCATGGTCACAACTTCTAATCCATTGCCAGTCGAGTGGAGGAATGAACTCGTCTCTAACATGAAAATTGTAATCGAAGGATTTATAAATCAATCCACCATGGTGAACAAATTCACCTTCTTCACGAGCCTTTCTAGATTCCTCGCTCATTCCCTCAGTGTAGATGTTTGGAGCATCGTCACTAATATAAGGGTTGTCACGAGTATTAACTGTAATTACATCAATATGAGGATGTTTTCCATCCAGACCTTTTTCGTAAAGTCTGTCCATTGTCCATGTAGCGCCTTCGACAGGAGTCATGGTTATCCACCACGAACCCTCTGTATCCATAAGACGCATCATGTTCTCATCAAAAAGCACAGACGGAGGTTCTTCGTCAAAATGAATGAAATGACGAGAAGTTCCAGCCTGCTTCTCTGTGGCCTGACTGTAAGACATAATGTCTAGACGAGAACCGTTTGCTAAAGTCAGAACTTTGTATTTCTCTGACCATGAATCTTGCCATGAACCATTTACTAATTCTGTGGCAGGTAGCCATCTCTGAAGCTCAGGTTTAATGATTAGTTCCCAACCATTTTCAAAGTCAACCGTTACGATTCGACCTCGAATAGGTGGGGGAGGAGTCTCTATATAAGGATGGGTTCCTGTAAGCCACCAAACATCTTCTACAATACCGCCTACTGTTTTACCTGAACGGTTACCTCCAATATACAGGCGACCAACTTTTTTAGATTGATGGAATTTAAGCTGCTTCTGGTGCGGAATATACTGTTTAACTGAAGGGCGAGATAGTGAGTTATTCAAACTCGAAACTAGCTCGCCCATCATGTCTTGAAATGAAAAGATATCTTTAGCCATTAAGATTCCGTAGTTCTGTCTTTTGCCCCTAGAGCGACGAGAAGTTTAACACATGATTTAATTACAGCTAGCGGATCGGCAGTATAGTCACCTGTAATACCCATACCACTTAGCGGCCTAATATTTCCTTCTGCTGTTTCAAAAAGATCGCCTGTAGAGGTTTGTTCATTCATGCCGGACCTACATCTCTCACGATCATATAAGCTGGACTGGTAGAAGTTGCTCTTACGTAAACATTACCAGTGTCAAAAATGTTTCTATAAGACAAACCTATTGCTACATTTCCCGCAATGTTAGGAACTAGCTCTCCAACAAAATAGGCAGCAATAGGCTCAAGAACAGATACTGTTTCCATGTAAAGACGACGTACTCTGTAAATGTCTCCACTGCTGAGCTGGGGGTCAGTAAGAGAAACTGATGAGCCCGACGCCCATCTCATATTGACATCAACACCAGCAATATTTGCATTATCTCCATTAATGATAAACTGTCCACAGAATTCTATCCAATACCTCCTACCTACTTCCGCAGTAAATACGATTTTAATATTCGACATCGCTTCAGTAAGACCAATAGCCGTGCTATCACTAGTTATTACCAGATCTGCTTTTTTACCTTTGGCACCGTCTACTGTAGCAACGCCAATAGCTACCCAACCATCTCCATCAATATAAATATAGGTTGCTCCTGTAGGGAGCATTGCCTTCAATCCCTCAAAAGGATTACTGATATCAGTCAAGGAATTGACTTGAGCAAATCCTATATAGGAATCAATTATAGAAAAATTCTCCGCAACATCTTCTGCACTTACTATGTCGGAGGTTGAAAAAATATTAAGGTTTAGTCTAGCAGACTCCGTTGCCATTACGTTCCCCAGTCCATAACAACAATATTGCTATCTCTGCTATTTTTACTTACTACTATTGCATCAGTTCCTGCTGTTCGCAATGCATAAACTCCTACAGTGTATTGTGCATTAGCATTTGGAAAAAATTCTGCAATAGTAATAGCTGGAGCATATCCCAGAAACGAATGGAATATCTTAGTATGAAGCAATGTTCCTGACGTAGTAACATCAGCACCTGCTGCATACCTAATTCGTTGTGTAATTTCCACAGACGTTTCAGATACTAGATTGTCTGAAGCGTAATCAATACAACAACGAACCAAATACTTTCTTCCAGCAACAGCCGTAAATGTTACCTGAGTAATTTCAAGTTCACTAGCATTAACAGTAATAGCACTAGCGTTATTTGCGCTGCCCTTAAAGGGAGTCAAACTAGCTGGGGCACTATTGCTGGCTACCCATACTCCGTTCTTTCTAAAAAAGTTAGCACTGTCTGCCGCACTTCTAATATGTTGACCATTAAAAGGAGTGGTTACTGCGGCCTGATTAGCAACCAATCTACAATGACAATTTGTGTCTATGTTATCGTAATTCGTTGATAGCATATTATCAGCACTTGACATGCTATCAGTATTGACAGGCAATGTGAGAGCTAGTCTTGGACTAGTAGTACTCATTAAGACACCTCTTCAACAGCTATATATTGATAAGATCCACTAGTTCTTTCAAATGCGGTGGTTCCCTCAGTACCTGAAGCTTTGGCTAGAAAAACACCAAAAGAAGCTGCGCCTGTAAAATTAGCTGTCCATCTTCCAATCATAAACCTGTCACTCTGAGGAGAAAAACCAGAATCAATATGGCCAAAGCCTATATTGTTTTGAGCAAATTGTGTACCCGCTGTAGTTACTACACTTGCACCCGACGACACACGCATACGAAGAAAACAATCATTAAAACCAGAAGGTGGGGGAGTGGCAGTTCCAAATACAGAAATAGAAGCATAAACTATATAGGTGTTGCCATTGGTAACATTCACTTCTGCGTGAAGCTGCGGTCCATTTTCTTGATTCGCTGCGGTGTTAAAAGTATTAGAACTAGACAGGGGAGGTTTGTTAAATGCTAATCTTCCTGCTGCTGCATTACCAGATGATGGAAGACTTATCTGCTGCCAAGCACTTCCTGTCCAGTAGAAGAATTTTTTGGTGTCCTTAGTAAACCACTCCTGACCTGTAAATTCGGCCACAGGGGGGCTAGCTTCTAGAGTAACAAGACTTTTGCATGCTGAATTATCTATAGCATTCATCTGATCTGAAATGCATGAAACTACAGTAGCTAGATCAGAACCTGCTGGTTTAAAAAGTAAAAGACGCGTAGTTGTAGCCATCAGATTTCATACTCACTTCGTTCAATCTCGGCCACAGGGAAATCAGGTCTGGCCGGGTCATTAAAAGTAACTGCTCCCGTACTCATTGATGCCACATTAAGCTCGTTAATGATTTTACGCATGACGTCAGGAGTTACATACTTTTGGAGGATCTCAGTAAATCTAGCAAAGAGGAGCTTAAGATTCATTACCTCTTGCTTATTAACACCCGTATGGCGCCCGGAAACCTCATAGTAAAGCTTAATCGCCCCGAGATTTCCTTCAGATACTTTGCGCATAAGCGCTTCATGAGCCACAGGGAGACCCTCGGCTCCAAACAATTCTTCAGCGCGCGCATTGTAATAGGTACTAAAGCGCTTGTCTTTCATCCAACCATGAAGTTGGGAATGACCGATCCCCAATTCGGCCAATTTCTTAGTTTGAGATCTCCTATCAAAGGGATTAAGAAGGGTGTTAATTACCGCAAGCTGCTTGTCACTTAGCCGACTCGGATTGATATATTCCGGATCGCTTCGCTTAAGCTGCTTTTGGTAACTAACACCCCTATTTGTCAGGCGCACGCGAACGGGAGCACTATAAAGCTCTAGCTCGACTTCTTCATCAGTTTTGAAGCCATTGACGTTCTCGCGAATCATTTGGTACGTCGGCATTTTTTTCCGCTCGCACCAAAATTCTTCAACGTAACAAACTACGCCCCACTGCCGCTTATTAATGTTTGAGCTATCGGTCTCATCTTCTACCACGCTTATTATCGTAGAAGTGTTTACCAAGACTGTCAAGCTCGTCTATATCTGCGACAAATGAAAGACCAGCATCGTGCAATGCTACGCGCATCACATGCGGCATAGCTCTTTGCTGAGCACCGAGATACTTAAAGAATGAGCTTTTTGGAATACACAACTGCTGGCTGAAAACAGTTGGCAGAGTTTCGATATAGTCCAGGTATGCGTAGAATGGATGTTCATTGTTAATATAAGGAAGTATTCTTTCTTTGACGAACGGCTTGAGCTTGAAATCTGCTTTGCCTTCTTTTACTTGGTGTCTTTTCCATAGAACAAACTCTCGGTAAAGCTGATTAACCTGAGTTCGACTATAGCCGTCTATTCTAAGATTAGCTTCGAAAAATGCATGAATGGCCGGAGGGATGTTTATAAACTGGCCTTCTTCTACTTGGCGAATAGCTGATTCGCTTTTGTTGATTACTTCTGCCATTCCTCGGCGACTTACTTTTCGACTAGTTCGGTACTCAGCTATTGGATTAATCATTGAAGTTATCCTTAATATATTGAATAGCCAGCGCTATCTGTCGCTGATGTTCTTCTAGAATTTCTATTACTTTTGTCTTGTCTTTTTCTCCGTAGATTCCAGGGTCATTTTCATAGCCAGTGTCACCAAAAGCAACACTAATGTGCCACTCGGGATATTTTGGCTTTCTGCGCCATCCGTTTACAGCTACTGCTCCGGCAATGAATTTAGCGTCGAATGTTTTATTTTTCTCCTCGTTTTCGACTCGCTCTTTCGGAGCTTTTACTTCTGCTCCTAGTTGCTGACTGATTTGATTTTCGTAGAGTTTTCCGACGATTTTGTCGAAGTTAGACACTGTAGTTCCTTCCGAAATTAGAGCATTCTTTGTTTTGGCAAATCACTCTGCCAAAATCGCAACCGATTGGGCACTTACGCTGAAAATCTGCCACAGGGAGAAAACCACCCTCCGGCCATTCTTCATTAATAACTGGCTCTAGGAAATGAACTTCCCGCCAGGCATTATCGGCTTTGACCCAGTTAGGTAGAACGCCTTTATTGAAGATGTCAGTGAGACTAACTAGTGGTTCGCCTTTAGCGTTTTTAGGAACTTCGTCGTCATGCATTTCTATTCCTTCGATCGTATTCTTCTAGAAGTGGCTTGAGTTCACTAACAGTGTTTGAGGAATCGATTCCCAATTGACGTTTGATTTCTTTCGCTAGCCACAGGAGGTAATCCAAATCTAAAATGTGGTCAGCACTTACTGGGATGATGACTTGATTGCTTCCTTTTGTTGCGATTACTCGGAACATTGAAAAGTCCTGAGGACTCCTAATGATTTCGATTGAATCTATGTTGAGGCCGAGTTCATTTTCAATTACTTGGCTTGGAATCATTTTCGGCTGTCCTCATTGCTACGTAAAGTTGAGAGTACATAATTGACAAGTTGCTGACTGCGCTAAGTGTCACTGAATCTGATCGTGGTTTATTTGCTTCTTTTTGAGCTTCTTCTGCGTAGTAAATGGCCCGGTCTAGCACTTCATCTTTGTTAGTGAAAACTCGCTTAGTCATTTTGAGATCACTCCTCGCTTGAGTCTTTTTCAAATTCATGGCCACAGGAAGGACACTTAATCTTGAAGCAAATGCACGAGCATTCTTCGCAGGTCATTTGGCCGCATGTTCTGCAAAAGAACTGGCCATTTCCGTAATGTCCACAGCTCATTGACATGATTCGTTGATGCTTTCTGCTATGAGCATTTGAGAGTACATGTTAGCCATTCTAATGCAGATGTCTGCTGCGTCGTATTTTGATTGCTTGAGAAAGCCACTTCTACGTGACTCTTCGATAAGTATTTCAGCATCATTTGCGTACCTTAGCATTTTCTCACGAATTTGTTTGATTGATGGGGAAGGCATTTTTGCTCCAAAAAATTTTTGGAATTGGAAGTTACCTGAAACCCGAGTGGAAAATAAAAGGTCACAACATTGCCACAGGGATAAATGCACATTCCCTGCCTGCAATTCCATCAATGCTTATCGTGCGCAGTCAGGGCAATTGCAACAATGACGAGCCAGGCATTTAGGTAAATGACAAGCCACTGAGGCCAATGTAACATTATCATAACGGTTTCCTCGTTTGCTATTGACAGCATTCCTTAATGCGCTACTTTGAGATCGCACCACAAAACCGACCCGAGAGGATGATCATGAACAACGAATCCCCGCTCTTTAAGCCGGGCAAAAGCATTAACGCAATGCATAATGCGCTTACTGACGAGCTCGGCTGCTATTGGTGGCCGAACGTCAATCACTTCGCCCGTCACATTAAGGCGGAAATCGAAGTCGCACACTGTGCCGACGTCAATGCAGTATTCGCCGGAATCATCGAAAGGACATGGACTGTGAGCATTCCTCTTAGCTCCGCCGAATTCGCAATAGCCGTGCGCAAAGCAGAAGACGACCGAGCAAAAGCAGAAGAACTGCTTATCGACCAATCCGCTAACCCGTGGGTTTATGACCACGGTTGCCCGTGTCCTGGCTTCGATTACGAGACAGGAGACCTTTGCGAGCACTACTGCGGGTGCGAAAACCCCTACGAATGCATTCACGAGTACAACGCGTGTCCCTGCTGCGGTTACCACTTCGGCATCTAATCCAACCCAACAATCGAAAGGCTCACGACAATGATTAGCTTCACCAGCATTCTCAACCACATCGCAAATTGCAGCGACTGCACTGACGACGAATGGCTCAATGCCAAGCTCGCCGCTTACCACGCCGAGACTTTCCCGCTGCACGCGACTTACCTCCGCAACGACATCAGCTCTTATGTCGCTGTCATTCACGCCGAGCAGAATGCGCGTCGGCTCGAACTCGCAATCGAGTCGTTCAAAAGCATTCAGCATTAGCCACAACCTTAATCATTAGTGCTGCCGACTAATGATTAATCCAAAGGGGCGGATCATCATCATTGATCCGCCCCTTTTGCTATTGTGTGATCTAGATCATCATCGTACCACCCCGCCAGCCGCCCGGTCCAGCCAGCACAGCCCTGGAAGGCCCTCAGATCCACGCTGAGCTGCGATCTCGTGCCGAGGGTAGGCCAGGACTGGGGTGGCGATCTTGAGCCTCTCAGCCTTCCAAGATCAAACTGTTGGATGTTAATTGGGTTAATCATTAGCCACAGGGAGAGTCTCCGCGCTTTTGAATAACGAGCCGGATGGAAAATCCATAGTTGCTATTGTTGTTTGTTAATGCCTGTCTGCTTATTGCTTTTGATCTTAATCATTGTCTGTGCATTGTGGGGGGTCTAGGGACTCCGTCTATCCTAGACCCTTCCCAATCAAAATCGTCGCACAGCATAAAAAAATGTAAAGTACGATACTTGACGTCTGACCTGCGGTTTCTCCCGTCCTTTACGCTGTTTTAGATATCAAAGGAGATCTATTAGGATTAGGAGATCTAGATAAAGATCACGGTAGATCGTTAATCCAAGATCACCAGGGCTGTGACCTGCGGAAACGGAGTTAGTGATCATGGATTTGACGTGATCTCAGAATTTGGTATAATATCCATGGAAACGTCGTAAAAGCACGTCAAATAACAATGACAATCACAATGAAGGGACCGAGCAATGAACATTATCGTTGAGGAAATTGGCGCAATCCTCAAAGCATCGCCCGAGCCAATGACTTACGAGCAAATCGCAAAGAAAACAGAGCGGCGTGTCACTAAGCAAACCATCTTCAATAACATGGCAGAAGCAATCAATCGCGGCTTCGCAGTAGACACAGGCAAAACAATCAATCGCGCTAAACTGTTTGCTAGCCCAGACTCACTCTCAAATGAATACTGCATTCCGTGGGGCGACAAGCGAATGCCGCTCAAAACTCTTTTCCTGGAGTGGCTTGATTATCCGCCTCGTGAGCCAATCAACGCAATTTTCGCTCGTCAAGTCATTAACCTTTTCTCTGTGGCGAGCGGGAATGCAGACGATACCACCAACGAAGACAAGTCATTCTCAGACAAAATCGTTGAGCTAAAAGAAATGTACGCAGCTTTGGCAACATTCGCCAGGCGGCTGGATGCAATCTCAAAGTCAGCTCACACTCTGCTTAACACAGAAGAACTCTGGCATCCCACAAGGCTAGTCGACAAGCTCATTATCGAAAATGGCATGACGACTCCCAGGGAAATTAGAAATGCCTTGGACAATCGCCGCACCAATGATCCGAAGTCAAAGAGCTGAGCATTGATGGAGTGGGAGGCAGGCTAAATGCTTGCCTCCCTGTGGCTAAGCTTTTCAAAGTCACATGTTTAGGGATCTCAAATTAAGGGAAGACTAAGCGTAGCTAGTCAATCGAAACCGAACGGAGCACAGCAAATGCCTTACTTCATCGCAGCCGCAATGAAAAGCGACGGCACTCCCGACTACTGGGTATTCGCAGACGACCATTACGATGAAGCACTAGCGCATTATGACTTCTGCATTCTGTGCATGAAACAACAGCCGATATTCATTTATGCAGACGCTGAAGGCAACTTCAAAGACGTTTCGAAGGGACAGTGACAATGACCACTCACTACTTCCCCAACGGGCGAATCATTAAGACGTACTCCTCTAAGCATCACGGCTTCCGCAATTTCATTAACATCACCACCAACGTTAAGCGGTCTATAATGCCGCAAATGCTTGCGCGCAACGTTGAATGTCTTCGGGCGTCAATGCTTCACGACCGCAACAATGACCACATCAATGATTGTGACCGATGCGGCAATGACATTAAGGTTCTCGCATGGAACAATCTCACGGACGCATTCATTAACCAGCTGGACAGGGACGCATTGATGGTTGGCATTGTCGAGACCATTAAGCTCGTACACATCAATCACGGCCTCCCTGTGGCGGACCTTTAGGATCAATGATCGCGGCGGCATGCGGCTTGACAGGTCACGCAGAAGCCGCATGCCGCCAAAGTGAGATCTCCGTCAAATCGACCCCCGAATAGCTTGGCAGTCAGGCACCACCTGTAGTACCATAGACGTTGTCGGCCTCCGCATACGCGGATCAAGATCACTGGGAGAATCAAAATGGCTAGCTCGAACAAAAACCGTCGGTTCCTTTCCAAGTCCGTCGAAAACGACGAGACCGACAATGCCGCCCCCAACAATGACTCGGAAAATGAGGTCACCGAAATGCTGGACAACACCTTCGACGTTGACAATGACACTGAGTCTAGCGAATTCGGCGACTTCACTAACGAGGCCGAAGTTAACGAGCCTGACGCAGAGGAAATGCAGCGCGCTTTTGAAGACGCTGCAAAAGACGCAGAAGGTACCGATCTCGAATCTGACGAGTCGGAAAGCAATGAGTCTCCTGTGGCAGAAGTCGAAAAGCCTAAGGCTGTTCCCCTCACTGAAGAAGTGATGGAAGTTATTCAGTTCGGCAATGAGCTTTATGCCGCAACTGAGCTTGACGACACGGCCAAAATGATGGGCGCGTCTCTCGCTACTGGTTTCATTCTGCCGATTCACTCGGCACGTAACAGTGTTCTCGACATTGTCGACGCACTTAACAAAGCGCACTTTAGCGAAGCGCACGACGACGTCTTTACGCGCGCTGAGCAGGAATCAGACAACTACGATCTCGTTAAGTTCAAGCTCGAAAAGGCTAAGGAGGCAAAGGCAGAGTATGAGCGCCTTATGACTCTGCTTAGCGACGAGCTTAAGTCTGTGCTTGGCATTAAGCCTCTCAGTGACGACGATCGTAAGGCTTACGTCGAAGACGCAAAGGCTAAGCTCGGTCAGATCGACACTCAGATTCGCATTATGAAGCAGACCAATGAGTCGAACGCGACGAAGTTTGTCACGCCGCTTATTGAATATGTCGAGTCGCTTCCCGCACTTCCGCCCGTCACTGCTAGGGGCACTTCTACCACTCGCAAGATTGGTGCCTCTACTGGCGAGACAAAGATTCGTGCGCGGCTCGGCTTCGAGAACGGCGGCGGCATTATCATCAATGATGACGAGGCCAACCGCGAGCCGTCATTCACTAAGGCCATTCTCAAGCTCAAGTCTTTGCTTGAATGGGAAGACCTTAAGTCGGAGGACATCACTAAGATGTGGCTCGATGCCGCTGGCATTAGTGACTGGACCAAGACGGGACTTGGCAAGGACAATGCGGTTGAGTTCACTCTCACCAATCCTGCCAATGACAAGAGCGCGCAGCTTAAGGTGATTCGAGAAGTCGCCTAGGCATTAGCCAGCAAAGCCCCGGACCTTAATTGGTCCGGGGCTTTTGCATGCCAGCATTGATTAATGAATCGCCAGCAAGCGTCAGCTCCCTGTGGCGGATTTTAAAAGGCGAAGCCGAG